AGCGTGAACGCCAGGAGGCAGATTTCCAAAAGCAGAAAGAATTGGCTGACCTGGTTGCCTTTGAATTGGCGGAAGAGGGCGTTCCCCAGGAGGCGATTGATAAGGTCAAGGAAATGCAGGTTGAAACTCCATTCCAGGCAAAACCAATGCAGGAACTTCGCTCGCGTCATTCCTTTGTTCCGGAGTACATCGTAACCATTAAAAAGAAAGACGGCGTGGAAGCCTGGGAGGATGTGGGTAAAGAGTTTTTGATGCCGTCTACCAAGGCGCATAAAACAGCCATTTTAAATAACGCAAGAGACAAAGCCAAGAAAACAGGTGGCAAGCCCATGGATGGGTTCGATGTTGTTGTTACAGAAAAAGCTACGATAAAGGGGGCAAAATGAATTTCAATAGAGTTTTTTTAGTAGGGAAAGTAACGCGAGAAATTGAGGTTAGAAAAACTAAATATGGTTTAAGCGTGGGCGAGTTTAGGCTTATGACTACCCATACAAAAAAGAATGGTGATCAAGAAGAGTGCGGCATTGATGTTACGGTTTGGGGTGACGATGCTGATAAATGGAGTGAAAAATTATTTGAAGGTTTGACGGCAGTAGTTGAAGGCCGCTTGTCTTTCCAATCCTGGGACAGCGGCGGTGAGACTAAAACCAAGCATGGCGTAGTAGCCAGTAAAGTCGAAAAAATTGAGTCTTTAAATCCGCAGCAAGCAATAGACGAAGAAGACATTCCTTTCTAAAACTCCTAATCAGGAGCGAATAATGAGTAACTACAGGAACGTACAAACTAAATTTTGGAATGACAAGGACGTTTTAAAATCAAGTAAGGATTGTAGATACCTTTTATTATATTTATTTACCAATAAGCATATTAATAATTCCGGAGTGTACGAATTGCCGCTTTCAACCATCAGCTATGAAACGGCAATCCCTTCGGCAACCGTTAAGAAACTGTTTGCAAACGGTTCTCTCAAGAATGTTGTTTACGACTTCGAGAATGAGATGGTGTTTGTCAAAAATGCCAGGGTCTATCACCCAGGGGGGAACCCGGTCAAGGTGCAGAAGGGAGTTTTAAACGAATTTACCCAGACCAATAAAACCCCATTATGGAATCTATTTCTGGAGACATACCCTTGTTTTAAAGAGATGTTCCTAACTGTTTCCGAACCGTTACCAAACGGTTCATTACCCTTACCATTACCAATAGCTAACGATACTAAAAAGAAAGAATTTGAAAAAGAAATTCTGGAGATTTTGGCGTATCTGAATGAACAAACAGGAAAGGATCACCGTCCGACTGAAGCCAATTGCACGATCATTCGTGCCAGGTTGCGGGAAGGATCTTCGGTAGAGGAGTGCAAATTAGTAATCGACAACAAGGTAGACCAATGGAAGGGCGACCCTAAAATGGATATGTATCTTCGGCCTATCACTCTTTTCAATAAATCAAAATTTGATGGATACCGGAATGCGAAGCCCCAGGGGAATGGGGTTAAAACGGTTGGGTCCGCGAAACGTAGACAATTAGAAACTCTTTTAGCGCAAGAGCATGCCCAGGAAGAACCCCAGAATCTTATAGAGAATGGCGCATGATGACCTTTCAAGAATTTTTAGAAGAAATAGCTGCGCTGTACGCGCATGGGTTGCCACAAAAAGATGAATGGGAACTCAAGTATTGGTTCCGATCCCTGGAAGCTAAAGGGCTGACAGCTGTCCAGGTTGGGGCCGCAGGGTTGAGGCTCACCCAGGAGAAGGAAAAATTTTGGGACAACGATAACATCCCGGCAATGATCATTAAAATGGTGGATCAGATTAGAAGAGAAAACAGGACCCAGGCTCATAAAAACAGGCTGGCCCTGGAAAGCAAGAAGCGGAAAAAAGAGGAGTTGGCATGCGGAGCGATGACCGAGGAGGAGCGGGAAGAAAATCGGGCAAAGCTACAGAAACTTGTCCAGGCAATCGGCAGGGGGTGAAATGCTATTTGAACTGACAAAAGTTGAACAATTTTTGGCTAAGTATGTGGCAAGAACCAGGTACGAAAATGCGAGACAAAGCGGGATTGTGGACCAGAAAAAAGGCGATCAGTCCTGCGAAGAAACCGACCTCGATGGGTTCGCTGCCGAGTTGCTATTTGCCAGGATATTTAATTTATATCCAGACCTAAGTGAAAGTTCTGAAATTGCCGATGGAATCACGAAAAAAGGGCATACCTACGATGTCAAAGTTACAAAATATAAAAAAGGGCATCTGCTTGCGGGGATACATAAAAAGAACAAGCCCTGCGATTTTTACGTTTTATTTATCGGCAGCTTTCCCAGGTATCAGATCGCTGGGTTTGGGGATCGGGATTCTCTTTTAAGCGAGGCAATGGTGAAGGATTTTGGCAAGGGGCCGGTATATGCAATGAGCCAGGACGATCCAAAGTTCAAACAATTTAAAAAAACGGGTGCTGTATGAGTGTGCTAAAATCAAAATCGAAGCTAAACCTTCCAAGTCCACTTGGGGGGGAAATTATGCTCGAAGGCATTCGTTTGAAAAAAGGCCGCTATTACATGGCCAAGAGAATCAAGGGTAAGTTTCGGGGTCCCAGCTTAAAAGCAGCAAAAGGGGAGCCGATCAAAGCCCTGGAAAATTTCCTGGTCAAACTTAAAGAAATAGAAAGGGGGGAAACAACAAGGGAGGACAAGGTAACATTCGCGTCTATCGAGGTATCAAAGTTGAAGTTCAACGACCGAGAGCAAGGGATATACGATGCGAACCTGATCCCGTTTTTTAAAGACAAGGCCCTGGGCGAGATCGATGACAAACTTGTCCTGGAATATGTCGCTGCCAGGGAAGAACTTGGCAGAACCAAATCGACCCTCGACAAAGAGTTGAGGGTTTTGAAAAACGTGGTTCGTTTGGTGAGGGATTCCTTTAAGCCGCCGGAAAAGATAGCTTACAAAAATAAAGGGAATAAGACTGCCAGGGCGATCCGATTGCCCAAGGTCAAAGAGGTGCTTCCCTGGGTGAGAAAGCAATCTAAAAAATACGGCGCCGATTATGCCAGGGTCTATGAAATTATGGCTTTGACCGGAATGGATATTAAGGATGTGGTTTATCTCGAATGGAAAAATATCGAGCGGGTTGAGGAAGGTTACTGGATCAGGGCATCCAGGTTCAAGACCGGAATCGAGTTCGATATTCCTGCGGGTCCCAGGCTGGTGCAGATTTTAAATGAAATGGGAAAAGTCCGAAGGTTGGACGGTTTCGTATTTAAAACCGGCAAAGGCAAAAGCGGGGGCATCAACAATAAGGCCGTAAGCAAGGCTTTGGGCCGTGCTTTTAAAGACGCTGGGGTCAAAGGTTCGGCCAAGAGTTTGCGCCACTTTTTTGCTTCCTGGTTAAGTGCCAGGGGGGATTTGACTGACTCCAACGTAGCCAAATTGTTGGGTCACGCAAAAGGATCGAGATGCACCGCTGGTTATATTCATACCTGGGAAGAGGACCTCGAAGCGGGGGTAGAAAAGGCATTTGCCAAAGTAGGGGAATTATGATAAAAGTTCCAATCCATGTTGCCTCTTTGTTGCCTTTTTGGTTTTTCCTAATTCTCAAAAAGCCTGTAAGTTACGCAATCATTAGTCCCCATCGTCTAGCCTGGCCCAGGACACCGGCCTTTCACGCCGGTGGACAAGAGGGGAAAAAAGATAATAAAGAAGGTTTAGCTTCATACATAACAAGTGTTTGGGTAATGCCGAGCATTTTGAGAATAACTGAAAAAGGGTTGCCTTCGGGTTGCCCTTTTTTTTATGCCTAACGCCGGAGCCGAAAATGGGAAAAGATGAGGACATTCTAGAAGAGCGTGGTGAAAAGTATGGACCGATGGCACCGATGTGGGAAACGATCGGAGCTATACAGTATGCGACTTTTAAATTCCTAAACCAAAAATTAAAAGATCGGGAACCTACTCCAGCTGAACTTGGTCACCTGGCTGCGTTGAATATGAATGCGGTGAAGATCGTCCGAGCCATTCATGACCCGAAGGACCTGGACCATGGGATCGATGGTCGAAACTACTGGACGATAGCAGAGCGGGTATTAAATGGAGAAAGTGAATGAACATCATCAAACTGACTTTGCCCTGGCCGCCAAGTATTAATCACGCCAAGGGTATCAGTAATAATAAGCCGTATCCAAAAGACGCTCTAAAGAAATTTAAAGAGGATGTTTGGGTTTTGGTGAGAGATCAGTATAAAGGACCAGTTTTAGGAAAGTCGAGATTAGAGATGCATATCCAGGCGTTTGCTCCGGATCGGCGGCGCAGAGATCTGGACAACATCCAAAAGGTTTTAATCGATGCTATGCAAGCGACAGGGCTATTCGATGATGACGAACAAATAGATTATCTAAGTATCCTGCGATGCCCCAGGACTAAAGGCGGCGAGGTTGTTGTTCTAATAAAGGAGAAAAATTAATGGAAGAGTTAGAAAAAGATTTTAAGGTAGAAGACATTCCTCAATTTTTAAAGACAGGTGAATCTAACCCCTGGCGTGAGATCGCTGAAAAGTTTTCTGATGGGAAAGAAATTGTTTTGCTTTTGTCCAAAAAGTTTAGTTGCGAAAGACTATATGTTCCTGATTACGATACTTTGATGAGGCCGGTCAGGCACCGCCGGATTCCGTAGCTTTTTTTCTAGCCTCGGAAACCGTGGGCCTTGAAACCGGTTTATCCCAATAGGGTGAGTGGCACCCAGGGCATTGCTTGGGTAGCCTGGTAATTCGCGGAATCCACTCATGCTCGCACCGAAGGCATTGCAATGTTGTTAGTTTAATTTTCATTTATTTATTAGCTTCAAAAAATGCTTGTGCAAATCCTTCCGGTGTTTTGCTTCTAATGTTTTGTCGCTCTGGCCCTGGGGGGATGTTGTGCATCTTTGATCCCAGGGTTGGCTCAACGGGATTTGGTTTTAGGTTGTTATTGAAATCGCCCCACAATCCTGTTTTCTTTGTATAAGGATCGCCGTAGTCACAAGGCTGGAAATACCAGGGACCGAAATTTTTCATGACAGGGACAAGTCTATTCATACGCCCGACCGGATTTTCGATAGCCCAAAACTTTAATGCAAATTCTTCAGTTTCCTCATCTCCGCTATCTCCAGAATAATATTCAACGGTCGCTAAAGTTTTTTCAACCAGGTCGATCGCCTTTTCGGTACGACCATCTTGATCCTTCTCGCTAAACCATCTCGCCCCGCTGCAAGCAATTTCTGTACAGGGAACGCTTGCAATTATTCCATGAACGAATGGGGGCAGGTCCAGTTCTTCGGCGAGATATTCAACGCAAAAATCAGAAACATCGATTCCTTCCCATTGCTTATCGATACGGATCACGTTGTATCCAGCGTCCTCATAG